ATCCCGGTAGGAGCTCATATAAACCCGGTTAGCTCAGTTGGTAGAGCGCACGCCTTTTAAGCGTGTGGCCGTGGGTTCAAGCCCCACATCGGGTAAGGGGTAGGACGACCCCTTCGCCTAGAGCGAGAAGTCCAAGGGAAATGGGGAGACGATACCTCTAAAACAAACGGCGTCTCACAGTCTTAAGCGGGAAAAGGGGAGAAGGGGGCTTAAGACACGGGTAGATAGGAACTGGGTAGATAGGAACTGGGTAGATAGGAACTGGGTGGTAGAATTTGCGTGGAAATGGAGGAACATATTCCCAAGCCCGGTTAAGTGCTAGATGGGTGCCGATTATTTAACAAAATTAAACCTCTGAGCAGTGTACAAGTTTTGAGTTAAATGACGGAAGTGTAGTGTTTCACAGTCTTAAGCGAGGCGTGGGGCTTAAGACATAATAAATTTTATAATAAATCAAAGTGGCGCAGAGGCAGCGTGTTGGGCCCATAACCCAAAGGTCAGAGGATCGAGACCTCTCTTTGATAATTGACTGGAATATGTCATTTGACCGGAATATGTCATTAAACTATTCAAAGCTCTCATAGCTCAGTTGGTTAGAGCATACGACTGTTAATCGTGAGGTCAAAGGTTCGATCCCTTTTGAGAGCGGCTAAAAACTTTATAAATTATAAACATTTTAAATACTTATATATTTTATATGACTAGTCCTAATATATTCATTATGTCCATTATTTCAACTATAATATTTGGATTAATAGATGCTTCTTTTTTTTTGATAGGCGAAGAAACTTTTCAAAAAATACTAATAAATAAATATAATTTTGATTTACCAATGGCTGAATTAGCTACAGGTGGTTTTGCTGCTAGTTTATCTATATTTGTCGCTAGTTTTATTTCTAATCATCTTCATAGTAAATATACTATTATAGATAGTCCTATTATTGATGCTATAGGGATAATTTTAGGAACCTTAATTATTCTATTAATATATATTCATTTCTTAAAAAATAAAAAATAAAAAATATGGTTTATATGTAAGCCCGACTGGCTCAATTGGATAGAGCATCAGACTTCTAATCTGGGGGTTGCAGGTTCGAGTCCTGCGTCGGGTGCGTTACAATAGTGCGTTACCAAATTAATTATAATGCTTATTGCTTTATAATTAATCTAACAGATTTAAAGTTATACCTATTATTATATTAATAATAATACGATATGATTGCTGTAAATAAAAAAAATGAATATTCTGCTTTTCTTAAAGAAAAACTCATTGATAAAGGATGGCAATTTATTGAATCTAAAGAAAATAATATTGTTCTCAATAAAAAATATTCAGAACTTGAAGAAATCAATATTCTTATTGATAACAAAACAAATGACTCATATGTATTTCATCTAACATTACCTCTTAAAAACTCCATATTTAGTTTTTATAAGAAGATTTATGACGAAGAAACATTTTCTCAATATCTTGAACAATATATTGATTATATTAGTTTGTAACTTTTTTTTAATATATATCTATCAATTATAATGAACGATTCCCACTCCATATCTGTAGACTCAAATGCTACTACCGAACATAGTAATCCTAATGATAGTGTCAACACTATTGCTCCTGAACAAGTCGCTCTTATTGATTTAGCGAGAGATACTATTTTATTAGAAATTAAAGATCAACTTTTACAAGAATTTAAGGACCAAACTCTTGATAAACCTCTTCTTATGAAATTACTCATTAGAGGTATGGAAATTGTGGAAACTACTGATTTCAAAGGTAGTGACCAAAAAGATTTAGTCATTGATATTCTTATTAAATTATTGGAAACTGATGGTCTCAATGCTCCTCATAAAAATCAACTTGTTACATTTTTAAAAGATGATGCCACCAATGTCATTGATGTTATTGTAGATGCTTCTAGAGGAAAAATTAATATTAATAAACTAGAACCATTAGTTACTCGATTAGTAACCTGTTTATTCTCATGTTTAAAGAAAAAACAACAAAATAAAGTATAAAAATATATTATGACTTCAAATTCTAAATTACAACTTGAACAGATTTTAAATTTTTGTGAATCTAAATTAAAATTAATATCTAATGACTCTAAGTTTAATGGTTTTATTGTATTTTTAATTCATTTACTTATTCAATTGGTCAGTTTCTATTTTTTAATTCTACATCCAATCGATTTTATGTTCTATTTCATAGTTGCTGTTTGGACACTTATATTAATATCTAATTTTTACTTTCATGGATGTATATTAACCAAACTTGAGAGAAAATTATGGAATACCAAAGAATGGTATGGACCTTATTTTTTGTATTGTGAATATTTCAATCTCTCTACAAACTTTCTAGACAACTTGTTCATTTGTAAAATCATACTCATTGCTACATTAGTTTTTTTAAGAATATTATTCAAATATTAATAATAAATTCAATTATCTTTTATTATTAATTTTAAACACTTAAGCACGCTTGGCGGCTCTGGCAGCACCGGCGGCGGCACCAGCAGCGGCACCAGCAGCACGGCCCATAGCAGCAGCACGACCGGCGGCCTTGGCAGCACCAGCAGCGGCACCAGCAGCCTTGGCAGCGGAAGCACCCTTGGCAGCCTTAGCGGCTCTGGAAGCAGCCTTGGAAGCAGCCTTGGCAGCAGAAGCAGCAGCCTTGGCAGCCTTAGCGGCACCCTTGGCAGCAGCCTTTTTCATTGATTTAGCGCGAGCAGCAGAGCGACCGGCAGCTTTGGAGGCACCGCGGGAAGCAGCGCGACCACCAGCACGTCCTCTGGAAGCAGATCTTGATCTTCTACGAGTCATACCCATTATATATAATATAAACATAAAAATATAAACTTACTCCTTTTCTAAATAATTATTATTTACCATATAGTGTCAGTATTATGCCAATACATTCCATCCCCTTTTTTTACTTGATATATTTCTCTAAATAATTTTAATCTTGCTAAAGGACAATTACATCTATATTTCTCTAAAGGATGAGGATTTGTTTTTAATTGTGCTGGAAGCGCTGCGTCAAAAATCTTTTGTCTTGATTGTATCGCACTATATACATAAAATGCTTCTAAAGATAAATTCTTAATTAGTGGAATATCTTTGTGTAATAATTGAAAGTAAAACAGATATTCTTCCGCTAATGACAATCCTGATATATCCGCTAAATCTTCACCTACGCCTATTTCCGCATCAAATTTTATATTATCCTTTTTTGCCGCATCCTCATATTGTTTTACTACATCCTTAATCTTATTATTGAATATCTTTCTATCATGATCTGTCCACCAATTATTCATATTACCATCAGCATCAAATTTACTTCCCATATCATCTAAACTATGACTCAGTTCGTGACCTAAGGTATATCCCATATAAGCTAAATTGTATTCTATTCCTCTTTGATCCATATCAATAAATGGTTTTTGAATATATGCTAGTGGAACATAAATCGAATTACTTGTTGGTCTATAGTAAGCATTTACCATATATGCTTGTGTTCCTACCAACTTGAAAGCATTCCAGTCTATTTCTGGAATATCTATTTTTTTATCACTTCCATCTAGTTTTATAAATTCTTTTAATCTCCAATCGGCCAATATTTGCATATTATACCATGGATCATCCTCTTCATAATCTAATATTTCATCATTCCTTATGTGTTTTGGTGAACCTATTTGAACTTCTAATTTTCTTAATTTCTCTAATGCTGATTTTTTTGTACTAGGAGACAACCAACTATTTCTTTCTATTTTTTTAATAAATATATATTTCAAATCTTCTACCATATTTTTAACATATAGTTCTAATGTCGGATTATTTTTATGTTTCACATATTCTTCAGTTAAAAAAGTATTGAAGGCAAATGATAGAGGAAAAATTGAATAGGTTTTCTTTGGAAATTGAACCGGTTGCCCTTTTACAAATTTTCCATAAAAATCATAATATATTTTTGACCAATCATAATCCAATCTTATCATTTGTTTAAACTGCATAAACAACCAATATGCTTTCCATTTTTTACTTGTCCAATTTTTCTTTAACAACTCTGTTGTACATTTTAATGCGTTTAAACTTGATACTATTATTTTATTTGGAACATCTCTTCCAGTTACTTTAAATTCCTTCATAAAATAAGTCCAATTAAATCCATATTCTTCTTCGATTTCTTTTTTGCTCAAAACATTATAATAATCTGGATCTTCCTTTTTTATTTTGTTACAACCCATCGCATTTAATAGATCTAACTCCGTATCCCAAACATCTTGAGCATTTAATTCTTTATGCTCAGGTAATACTAATTTAAATACCTTATTAATAAAATCAAAGTATTTCTCTCTAAAAACTGTTTTAAATTTCTTCTCTTTTGGTGTGTCTTTTGGATCATCAATATATACAAAATAATCATATATTCCTAGTTGTGGAGGACTTAAATGACTCACATATTTTTTTACATTCTTTTCATCTGGCATTACGCTCCATACTATTGGAGATTGCCATGATATTATCTCACTCGAGTTTGAATATGCTAATAATCCATACATATTTCCCTCGTCTATATATCGTGTTATATCATCATATGTTCTTTTACAATGAACTAATCCTTTCTTCTTATTAGCCTTTTCGATACAATGTCTTATCGCATTGATAGCCTTCCCTTTTCTTGTTGATTTGTTTTTTTTTATATATTCGTCTGTATATGATAATACTTCATCATAAACCTTATCTTGAACTATTCTAAAATCATCTACCTCTACATAGTATTTTGGTAGTTTCTCTAATTGTTTTGTTTGTCTTTCAATCCATGCGTAATTTACATAATCGTAATAATTCTCATTTGGTCTAAATTTTTTTCCTGACTTTAATTCTTTAAACTCTTTCGCTACTAACTTCGTGTAAGCATCCATATTTGTTAAATCATGTGGTAAATCTTTTATCCTTTTTATGTTACTTTCTCTAAACAATCTTTGAAGTGATGGTTTATTATTTTGCTTTTCTTCAGATTCTAACTCATTCTTTTTAAATTTT